CACAGATAGACATAACCAGCGCACCTGAGCCGAGCTGGTCCCACACCCAAGCCTCTCCCCCGTGCTGGTGTATGAGCTTGCTGCACCTGCTTGTCTCAGCCTTCTCGTCCCAATGCTTGATCAACCCCGCGGCCTTTCGGTCTGCATCCTCGCCAAGCGTTGCTGGTGCGCTCACCGGCAGCTCTGGCGTTATTTCATCCCATCCGTCCTTCATCACTTCACCCCTTTTAAATATTTCTCTATCAACGCCCAGGCATCATCGCCTGACCGCGCCACCAGGCATAGGTACCCCTCAGCGTTTAGCCTGCGTGCAATGTCCTTCTGCGCAACGGCCACGGTCCCCACGTCCGTCTTCATCTCAACAAAAAGCCCATGGAACCCATTAGACGCCCTCAGGACGCATAAATCAGGCATACCCCTAAGTACCCCCTCACTATGCATCGAAACCCTCTCCTGAGCCGTCCTAGAGCCACCATTCGGTATCGCCGCAATAACCACGTCCGGATAGAACGCCCGCACCTTGGCCACCACCTTCGCCTGCTCGGTGTGCTCCCTACGCCCTGACCTTAATCCCACCATGGTGTTGCCTCCTCGTTTATGACACCTGCATCAATTTTACTAATGTAGCTTGGGCAGCGGTGCATCAGCCCAGCCGGCATGGCCAGCAGCCCGTCCACGTCGCAGTGCCTGCGCTTGAACCTCACCCTCGCCCAATCGTTGCTGACCACCACCGTTTCAAACATCCACCTATTCGCCGCATGGTTCACCTTCCTCAACTTTTCCATCTCTCCGGCCGGCATTGAGATGCTGTCCTGCACCACATCCATATGTCCACACGACTCGCACAAAACCCTATCCTCCACCCATTCCCCCACCTCCACCACCCCACTACCCAGCCTGTGGATAACTTTTTCCATCTCTCCCCCCTTGATAGTGCAAAGTTGATTGGACGTCCGTAAGCCATACGTCCACATGTCCGATCAACTTTTGATACCCACAAACAACCATGCTTGCCTGTGGATAACCTGTGGACAAGTCCACAGGGTTATCCCCATTCGGGCATCTGCGTCGATCAGACCGTCCTATCGCCGTCCTATCGACGTCCATATGTCCGATCAACTTTTCAGGCCGCACATTCATGACAACCTGACCCACTCATTCATACTCGAAGTGGGCGCAAACCTGTGGAACACAGCCTCGATGACCGCCTTCCTCACGTCCCCCCTGGACGACCCAGGCACAGCCGCCAGCACGTCGGCCATGTCCAACCTCGCGCAGCCAGACATATCAGACGGCGGGTTCCTGGACGGGTTCTTGCCCCTGCGCATCACCAACCCGTTTGGGCTGTGGTTAATCACAGACTGTACATAAATACACGCCTCGTCCGCTCTGTCCATTGACCGCTGACCCTGGCGCTCAGACGACGCCTCCGCCGCCTTGCGCTCGCGCTGCTCGGCCGATGAGATAAGTGGCGTCATGACGCGGCACACCGTCTCTATGAAATCCCCCTCCGGCGACGTGGCCAGCGCGGTGAAGGTCTCGGTCGTGAACTCAATCTCGTCAAAGTCAGGCTCGTACCGGCGCTTGATGAGCCGCATGTATCTGGAGCCATCCTCGTCCGCGAATATGACGGCGGTACCGGTCGCGTCGCCGGTGAAGGCTGATGCACCCCTGGCCATGGCGTCGCTGTCGGTGCGAGATATCTGCTTGTTCATGTGGGACACGATGGCGATGGGCGTGTCCAAGATGGTGTAGATGGTCTGCTTCAGGCCGGACATGTACGCGCCGACCTCACTGTTGTCGTTCTCGTTCTCTAGGGCTAAGGTCGCGTTGGCTGTGTCGAGTATCAAAAACGGCCTGGTGCCGTCTATGGTGTGCTTGATGACGTTCTGCTCCAGCAGCAATATCTCCGGCAGCGTTGAGCGCTTGGCGCGGATTATGACGACGCTGTTGATGATTAGTTGTGGGTCTATCTTGAAGTGCCTTGAGTAGCCGTACAGCCCCCTGATGAGCTGGTCCGCGTCCTCTGTGACGATGACAATCTTCCTTGGCTTGGATGCGTGTATGGCTTGGTCTGTGAGGCAGTTGGTGATGGTCATCATCAGCGACATCAGCACCGTTGTCTTACCAACGCCGGGTTGCCCGGCAATCACCCACAGCCCGTGGGCCAGGAACCCGTCAATGATGTAGCGCACAGAAGGTAGGTGGTCTAGGCTGTAGTCCATCTCCTGCCAGCCGGTTGTTGGCTCTGGCTGTGTAGTTAGCTGTGTGTCAGGCTGCTGCGTGGCCTGCTGTCGCTGCATAAAGTCCTGCACCGCCGTGCGCTGCTCAGACTGCGTGGTCGGCTGTGTGTAGCCGTGCTGCTTGGCCATGTGAAATAAAGTGCCGAGGCCAACGCCCTTTGATGCGTTAAAGCTCTTCCAGTGGCTGTCAAGGTCCTTAGCGCCCTGATACTTCTCACCCTGCTGCGACCATCTGGACCATACGTCGTGGCCTTGGTCACCGAACCCGTCGTGCAGCGCCTGGCCGAGCTGTATCCACTCGGCGTAGTCCACGTCCGGCGAGATGTGGCGCAAGGCGTCTGCAGCCTTTTGCAGGTCGTCCGGCTGTGCCGTGTAGTTGACCAGAAGTAAGGGCTGGGGTTTTTTCTGCTCAGGCTCTGCCTGTATGCCCAGCTCCTGAATAAGGGCCGCGACGTCAACGTCTTGGTTGTTGATGGCGTCTTGGGTCAGCATGTCGCCGGTCAGCATTAGCGACTTCTTTGGGCTGTTTGGCTGGCCAAAGACCTCGATCTCTTGGTGGTCCTGCAGCTTGTACTTGGGAAGTATGTCGGTGGATGGCTTGGCCAAGAACAGAACGTGTCGCCCCTTCTTGCTGTGGCTGCGCTCGGCCATGTGGTCGTGGTCCTTGGCCCACTTGGCTAGGCGCTGTATGCGCATGTCGGTGGTGGACGTGCTGCGCTTGAGGTCCACGTCAAGCACGGTCAGGACTGCCGAGTCAAACATGTCTGTAAGAGGCTCGTGCATGTACAGGCCCCAGTAGTTGTTGTCCGCCAATCTGTCGTGCGCCCTGACCTCGTCCGGCGTGTACAAGTCGGCCTTGTTTGTCTCCATCGAGACACCCGGCCCAGCCTTCGACCTCGGCAGCTTGCGGCCATCGTCTGTCGCGGTGAACAGGCAAAAATATGCGTTTGGGCACATATCTGCAATCGCTAAAGCCACCCTCTTGCTGCCGTCTACTGATAAAATTGTTTCTGAACTTCGGTTCATTGCGTGTTCTCCTTTACGGTTATGCCCAGTGGCTTCCACCACTGGGCATTTTTTTTATGTTTTGGCGCGTACTAGGCTTGATGCAGACTGCTTCTCGCCGATCATGCCATCCGGTAGCTGGATGCCCAACTTTAAAATGGCAGCAGGTGACTTTAACTTCCAAGCGGTAGGGTCATCCTTCAAGACCTCCTCGACCATGGCTAGGGCACTCCAGAACTTCGTGCGGCTCCCATCACGCATGGCCCACCCTTGGATTGGTGAAGTGTCCATCTGGCGTTTTGCGGCATCTATAACGGCCTCAGACCACGTCGCAACCACGTGTGCAAGCTCAAGCGTCTCTGGTGTGACCAATGTGTCGCAGTCTATGTTGTCCTGCTTCTTTTCAAAGTCCAGCCTGGCGGCCTCGGTCGCTTTCTCCCTAAGAGCTGGGCAGATGGTCTTGGCCCGGCAGTACTTACACTGCTTCTCACCTGGGTTGGTTGGGCCGTTGTCTGACAGAGCTAGGTCGGCTGACGCTGTGATCTGCTCGCCGTGTTGGATTAGCCGCTGGCCGGTTGTTGCCCACAGTGAGCTGCCGGTCCTTGGCTGGAAGATGTGCAGCACCACCTCGATTGTGTCTGGTGCATTGAGCTGGCGCATAGCACCCAGCGCGTAGGTCATGAGCTGCAGGTTTTCTTCCGCATCGACCGGCACGCGTCCGGTCTTTAGGTCCACGACGTGCAACGTGTTGCCGTCTACTATGACCGCGTCTGCGGTACCGCCAAGCGCTCTGTGCAGGGACTTGAGGCCCTTGTCCACGTTGACCTCGATTAGCTTCTTGCGGGGTTTCTCGGCGATGGCGTCGATGTACTTGATGTACGCCTCGGCCATGTCCATCTGGTCCTGGTCGTACTTGGCGTAGTCGACGACGTCGCCGCGCATCATGTGCTCTGCCAGCTCGTGGACGTCGGTGCCGTACTGCGCCGCTGGTCCGGCTGGCTCGTACGGCATCTTGGCCTCCAGGCGCACTGAGCCTGGGCATGGCATGAACCGGTCGGCGCGTGAGGCTGACAGCCTGGCGTGTTTGCGTGTGGTGTGTTCGGTGGTCATAGTGCCTCCATGTAATTGACTTCTATCTCGCCCTTCATCATCTTTGTCGTAAAGATATTCCTAAAATCTGGATACGTCACCTTCCAAAGGCGGGCATAAAAAGCGATGTGGTTGTTGCTAATCTTGAAGTCGTGGCCGGTGGTGGTAATTGACACCTCCCACCTGATGCGGTTAACGATCAGCCAATGGCTAATGTGCTTCCTCCCAGAATGGGCTGCTTCCAGAGAAAACTTCTTGAAGTATCCCCACACCTTTGGGTTTTCCCGGTGCCAATCCAGCCATATTTCGTACTTGCGTAAAAAATCTACTTCACTGGTGATCATTGGTTCACCTCTATCAGTTTTGTTAAGTAGTGCTGCGCCTTCTTCAGGTCCTCCAGCCCGCCCTTGTCCTTCCAGCGGCTCACGTACTTGACGACGTTGCCTTCTAGGTAGCCCAGCTGGTTAGATGCGATGTAGTCCCACGGTTGTATAGCCTTGGACTTGTAGTGACTGCCGCCGACCTGCTGGGCATTGGCCAGAGCCTGGAACGCCTCTTCCTCTTCCTCGGTGGCCGCCCATTCAATGGCCATCTTCATCGCCATAGCTGGCACCACCGGCAACTCCGGCTTTGGCACATACGGAAAGGCGTTGATGTCCTTAATGATCTGCCTGCGCATCTGGCCACGGATGGCCGAGACAAACGCCGACGTGGTGCCAAGGTCCTTGGCCAGCAACTTGTTGCGCAGCTTCGGGTTGTTGGCGATGGCAGCTCTGATCTTGCCGCTTATGCTGTTTGGGTCTTTCTTGCGTGTCATTGTGATTTCTCCTTCGGGTTAAATGATCTGGTCTATAACTTGCAGCTTGCGCAGCACCTTGGCCAACACGTTGTGGTCAAGTGATGCGCGGATCGTGAGCATATAGACCATGGGCCGGAATGACCCCTTGCTCACGTTTTCGATACGGCTTGACGCCTGCTCCAGTGCAGACGTCTGCCAGGTTGCTTCAACAAACACCACGGTGTCTGCTGCTGACAGGTCAACGCCCTCTGACATGGCGGCGATATTGCCGACTATGACCTTGGACCGGTTGGCCTGAAAATCTGCGATGTACTCGTCGCGTTTTTTCCTCGGCGTGTCGCCGGTGATTGACACCGGCTTGTGGGCCTTCAGACCCTCCACCAGTCCGGCCACCACGTCCTTGTGGTGCGCGAACACGACGACCTGGTCCTGCGACTCAAGCAGGTTGTTGATGAACTCTACAGACGGCTTGATCTTGCGCATGCCGGCCTCCTTCATAACTTCAGACAGACCCTCAATGGCCATCAGCGCGCTTGGGTTTTCGACCAGCGCGTCTACGTCAAAGTCACGCTCACGCTTGTCGACTGGCAGGTCAAAGGTGATGAGCGACACTTGCGGGTTTTGGTAGTCCGTGAACACGTTTTCTTTCTTGCGCCGCAGGACGTGTGGGATCATGAGCGCCTTCAGCTCTGGCAGGTTTGATGCGCCGGACACGTCCAGCCCCCATGGAGCTGTCCACATGCGTGCGTAGCGCGTGGCAAACTCGTAGTAGCCGTTGCGGTATATACCCAGTGCGTGAAGCATTGGCCACAGCTCGATGGGGCGGTTAGGTATCGGCGTGCCAGACAGGCAGTAGACGCGCTTGATCTCCTTCATCGCAGCCATGCAAGCCTTGGTGCGCTTGGCCTCTGGGCTTTTAATCCGGTGGCTCTCGTCGCACACCATGGTTTCAAACTTCTTAAACAGGGCTGGGCTGATGTACTGCACCACGTCGTAGTTGACAACAACAACGTCGCACAGGTTGATGTCTTGCGCTTCTTTCCGGCCGTTCACAACCATCACCTTGAGGTCTGGGTTGACGGCGTTGAATGCGCGCTCCCAGACCGTCTTGGCGATGGCTGGGCACACGATTAAAGCTGGCAGGTGCTCGGCTGCAGCCGCCGCTGTTGGCAGCGTCTTGCCAACCCTCGGCTGGTCTGCAAGTATTGCCCGCTTGGTCTTTAATAAAAAGTCTTTAGCGACCTGCTGGTGTGGGTAGAGCTGCATACGTTCCTTCGTTTTGATCGTTTGATTTGCATGTAGTGTATCAGGGTTTAAAAATGTTTTAAAGTGTGTTACATTAATTGCACTCATCCGGCTTGGATGGGCATAGCGATCAAAACGATCAAAACGAAAGAACGACATGACAACACGAGTAGTAACCGACAAGGTCCGCTTCAGCTTCTGCAACGTATGCAGCCCACGCCGCAATGAGTTCAACGGCAAGGACGAGTTCTCAACACAAATCCTGGTGGCCAAGTCAGACACCGCCACGGTGGCGGCCTTGAAGGCTGCGGCCAAGGCTGCGTTGGCAACAAAGTGGGGTGACAAGGTTCCGGCTAAGGTGCGTAACCCTCTCCGCGATGGTGACACCGAGACCAAGGGTGACGGGTCAGCTTTGGGTCCAGAGTACAAGGACCACTTCTTCATGACAGTGAAATCGTCCAAGCGACCTGGCATCATCGACTCCAGCGGCGTTGAGCTGCTTGGGTCAGACGACGTGGCATCTGGCGACTGGGGCCGCGTGTCACTGAACGCCTACGCGTATGACGCAGCTGGCAATAAGGGCGTGAGCTTCGGCCTAAACAACGTGCAGCTCATGAACAAGGGTGAGTCGCTGGGTGGTGGCCGACCAAGTGCCGCAGCCGACTTCGGTGTGGCCACATCAACAGCAGCAGCACACGTCGCTGAAACGGTAGCCGATGACGACAACTGGTAAACGGCTGGTGGGCGTCTACCTCGACCCAGGTAAACTGGCAGAGGTAGACGCCTTGGCGTCTAGGTTTAGATGGTCACGCTCTGGACTGCTTCGGCACGCTCTGGACTTGGCCCTGCTGGATTCTTTGCAGCCATCAGCTCTGCCAGTGCCGTCTCCAATGCCTCCACGGACTCATACAGCGGACGTGCGCGACCCTTCAGCCAGCGACTAGCCTGGCTTTGGTGTATGCCTGCATGCGCGCAGATGGCGGTCATTGTTATGCCGAGCGGCTTGGCTTGATCTTTGATGCGCTGTATAGGGTTCATGCATTAATTTTACATTGACTGCAATAACTGGTTGACTGCTGGCAAAAAAGAGTCCATGATTCGTTATACGCACCTTGCGTACATAAAGGAAAACACAATGAACACAGAGCAATACATCAAAGCCCTCAACTCACACGACTGGTCGTTTGAGTGGTCCGACGACGACACGGTGTGGAAGCGTGGGCGTCAGCAGCGGGCCGACCTCAATGCGGCCCGCTCTATACTTGACGCGGATTATGCTATTTGGAACGCTCATTGCGAGCACCACTACGTGGTGGTGGCGTCATGAGCAACAAGTTCGCGCGCACCATGGACCAAGCGTTCCCAGGCCACGGCAACTACGCATACGCCATCAGCACAACACGTCCCAGTCTTATGCGCCGCATAGCCAAACTTCTTGGGTACGCGGCCATTGTTGCCGCCGGCCTGGCCCTCATGCTGTCGTATTTCGACATACTCGTAAAGTAATCTATGTCTAAATTATTAGAATCTTCGGAGTTCCTCTACACCCACCTGCAAAACATTACCGTCGGGGCAGCGGCGCTGGAGCGGGCGGCGGTTCATATCACAGACCACAACGTGCGTATGCGCACCTTCATGCTGCGCATTGTTGACCCAGAGGACCTAGGCCACGCGGTCACTGATGAAGTCCGTAAAATGGCTGGTGCATTGCTAACAATGGATAGCGGCAATGGGCGCTCGTGATCGAATCTTGGCGCTGTGTGATGGCACCAGGTCATCCACGGTGCTGGCCGCTCAGGCGTTTTGTGACCGGTCTTATGTGTGCCGCATCCTACTAGCCGGGCAGAGGTCTGGCAGCGTGTACGTCAGCGGCTGGGAAAAGACGCAGACGCGCAACCGTGCGCTGTACATGTTTGGCGTTGGCGAGAATGTGGCCGAGCCTCGGTCGTCCAGTACTATGCGCGTACGGGCCATGCTGGAGCGTATGTCCGCAGACGACAGGGACCGCTGGCGCAACAAGACCAACACCCGCCGGCGCAAGGTTAAACAGGACCCGCTGGTTCGGGTGTTTTTTGGGGGTAAGAGATGATTCCAGTTGTAAACACAGACGTCAAGATGCCAAAACGCATGATGCACGCACTCAATATCTTTGAGTCAGTATGCGTTGTGCGTGGAATTGACTACGTTACCAAAGAACAGGTGTCTGATTTTTTAGATGAGCGTTACGGCTCAAAAATGGCATCCGCGTTTAAACCAGAGTATCTTTTTAAAAGCCAATCTGACGCAGCAAACTTTCCGTTATAACGCCGCCATAAGGTTTCATTTCCAGCGAGCGCAAGTCAGGTCTAGATGGGAAGCGTGGGTCTGCAATCTGTCTAGCTTTGGCCGCGTTTTGCAGTAATTGGAAAACTCGGACATCCTCTTTGGCCTGACCCAAACCTTGCCCTGGCACGCCCATTGGGTACGCGGGATGGCCAGATTTAGTAATTGCGGGTTGGTCGGCAAATATTTCACCGATGTTCATAAGTCCGCCGTCAGTAGCTTTGTATTGATTCGGGTCTCCAACAGCCAACCTAGTCTCGCCAATACCAAGGCCGCCTTGGTTGCGGAAATTTTTGTCTAGCACCTGCTTTTTAATTTTCTTTCTGACTGTATCTTTGGCACTTTTAAACTGCTCAACGCTGCTTGGATCGCTAACGCCCTTCCAGTCCGGTATCAGTACCTTGATCTGTTTATCCAAATCTTTTTTTATGCTTTTCGGCATGCTTGCATCTGCATATGCCAACATGGTTTCACCTGTCATTGATGCGAAATCGCCACCGCTGGGTGCCATCTGCCACGGAAAGTACAAAGGGTTTTGGCCGGTCTCTTTTTTTAGTGTGGTGGCCAGTTCTTGAATGTCTTGCACTGGCTTGTTGCCGGACGCCCATACCATCCCAGGGTTCTCGAACATAAATCCTTGGCCGCCCTGCAAGTTAACTGGCCTGTTAAAGGTTACATCGTTGACGCCCTCAAGAACACCACCAGCCCTAGTTCGGTCTGACATGCTTGTGATGAATGGTCTGCCTACAAAGTCCATTAAGCTGACTTGCGGGATGTTTTGATTTCCTCGTTCAGACACGTTTGCAGTTAAGTTTTGCAGCCGCTCTACCTCCCCAGCTCTAGGTTTTCCAGCGGTAGCAATATCGTATCTTGGGTCGAAACCAACATCGCCTGCACGCACAGCCTTTGCAGCTTTCCCCGCCTTACCGGCGGCTGCTGCGCCCTTCATGGTCATACCGACTGGCATACCAACGCCTGTGGCCATAGCCAAGTCGCCACCAGCACCAAGCACCTGCATCAGTGAGTCAAAGTAGTTGCCTTGGCCAATGTTTTGACGCAGGCTTGGTGACATACCGCCTTCTGTAGATGGCATGCCACCAAAAACATCTAACAGGCCAGCACCCGGCGCAAAGCCAGCACCGGTAATGCCAGCTTTGCGCATTGCCTCTTCGTCTGCCAAAGCCTTATTTACCATGTCAAATGGGGTCATTACTTCTTCGCTTTCTTTACGGTTTTGGCTGCAGCCTTAAATGCCTTGGCGGTTGGTGCGCCAGCGGTGCCAGGCTTGCGCATGGTCTCCTTGCTACCGGCTGCGATGCGTTTTTGTTTTGCTTGGATGTTGGCGTAAAGCCCCTTGCTTGGCATAGTCGTATCCTTTGGTTGGATTTTATTGGCCTTGTGACATATTGGCGCCAGACACGCCGGATAATGTCGCCCCCATTCCAAGGCCGGCGCCAGGCAGTAAACCCGTAATGCGCTGGAAGGATGCCTGCAGCTTCGCCAAACCGCTCTCGTCAACAAACGCTTTACGCACCACACCTGGGTTTTCAGACACCATTATCTGGGCAATGCGGTCGCGCTGCTGTGGTGATAGGTTGGCAGGAGCCAAACGATCCACAAGTTTTCTGGCCACATTCAAGCCTGCAAACACGTTTCCACCCAACGCGTTTGCGCCCTCCTCAAGTGAAATACTTTGGCCAATGCGCTGCGCTGCCATCTGCGTAGGAGCAGTGCCAGAGCCGCCAAGCACTTGGCCAGCAGCTTGTGCAGACTGTGTCGCGCGGCCCAAGGCGCCAAGCACCCTATCCAACTCATCGCCTGGAAAGATGTGGCGCAGAATTTGACCCTCTTTCGTCTCTGGATCAGCCAGCTTGCGCAGCATGGTGGTGCGGTTTCCACCAGCCATGCGCCCGCGAATAGAGTCCATTGCCCCCATGCGGTAGTAGC